TGTAATGCACTAATCCAATCTGGTAATGAGTAATAGTATCTATTAGGTTCATACTCTTTTATGTAAAGTATTTCCATATCTTCTTGAGATGTACCGAATGCAGGAATAAACCTTTTATCTCTTTGTTTTCTAACATCATCCCAATCAGTACAATAGTAGTATCCTTCTACTCTCATGTTCTCTATCTTCTTAGCACGTAAGTTCTGAACAGGTGTATGATACATCTTTTTGATTCTTGTATGGTCATCACTCCATAGTACTTGGAATGCTGCGTTACCATATAATTTTAAATCAAATGTTACTTTCTTTAAATCATCTGATGGAATCAGTCTATCTAATTCTTTTTGTCTACCTTCATCATTTGTAAATAAACCTTTACCATAGATTAAATCACCTACACCATCAATACAAGCTGCATTGGTTGTTGAAGTGTTGTATGCTTCTGTTAGTAGGTTGAAGTAATCATCTTGTTCGTGAATACCAACTGGCACCCAATGATGACGTGTTCTTCTATCTTCAGTTACGATAGGTACATCTTGTCTCGTAAGGTTTAGTACATTAAAGTGTGTGTCTTTTTTTATCATAGCACTATATATTCATTATCAGTTACGTTAGATATAAACTTATCATTCTGAGTAACATAGTTTGGTTTATCAATACTTTGTGATGCAAATACTTGCATTGACCCAAAGTAAATAGAACCACTATTACTACCACTAATCTCTACTAAATACTCTTGACCAGTTTCTACACTACCTTCTAAGGATTGTGAAAAGGTTAAGATGTTCTCATAAGGATTGAAGTTATAAGAACTTGTTGGTATTGTATAAGAAGAGGTTGCATATGTCATCATATCCTCTAATTTTAGAGTAAACACATCATTAGAACCTGTATTTCTTGTTCTAATAACGAATTCATTTGATTGTGAAATGTAATAACTCAGCATATCTACGTCTTGTTTTAGACTATAACAACTGCAACTTAACTTGTAATTATCTCGTACATAGGCATAAAAAAACCCTCTCACGAAGAGAAGGTTTTTTTCAATTATTATAAGCTCTTGAGTACTTCTACTATTAACTATATACGATAGTAGGTTGACCAACAAGATTTGCAAATGGGTCTGTAGTCGTAGAACCAGATAAGAATGCTGCTGGAAGTTTCTCTTCACCAGTCATAGTGATAGAATAACCATAAAGGTCACCTAACGCTCCACCAGTTTGGATTGTTCCTGCAGTCAAATCAGCTCCATGCTCTTCACCCGCTAATAGTGCATCTCCGGAGTTAGTCCACACAATGATTTGTGGTCTACCGTAAGCTAATAACTTTAACTGAGTAGTCATTTCATTTGTAAGTTTTTTAAGATTCAACACAGTCTCTTGCGAGAAGAATGTTGTTCCGTTTTCTCTTGATGAATTAACTGTCTCTGTATAAGCTGAAGTACCTTTGAGTTCGTAATAATATACAGTAGTACCAGATAGGTCAGTAATCTCTCCACCTGCATTCTTAGTAAAAGAACCAGATTCAAAGTTTATAAAATAAACTCCTTGTAGACCACCTACGCTGTCTTTACATACTTCTTGCCTTCCGGCTGTCAAATTACAACTCATAGTATTTCTCCTTTTTAGTTATTAGTTAATATTAAAATGCACCAAAGTAAACGATATCAGCTCCAACACCAAATTGTGTTCCAGCAGTATATCTCATGATTACTCGGTAGTTTTGCGAACCGTCAAGGTTAGCCATGTCAAGCACTCTTACTTCGTTATGGTCAGAAAGTAAGCCAGTCCCGAAGAACAAGTTAGATTTCTGAGCAGCAACGATTTTATCATCACTCATACCAGGACATAGAACTAATTCGATACCTTGGAAGTTTAATGGTTTCTCACCAACGTTTAATTGGTTGTTGTAAGAATTGTTTACAGGGTCAACTAATCCTGAAAGTGCAGATTGATATGCTCTTGCAGTTTTAGAACCGATATAGATAACTAAATCTTCTTTACCATATACGGCAGAAGGAATAGTATCGTAAACATCTTGTAAAGTTTGTACAACGTTAGCAGCAGTAATAGAACCAGATACGATAGCACCGTCTCCATTTCTTCTTGCAGCTTGTACAGCAGTAGTTAATCCAGTTGCAGCAGATGCAGATAATGCACTTTCGAATCCACCGAACTCACCATTTGTAGTAGAAACACCACTCCAAATATCTTGTTCTGTTTTTTCAGCAACTTTTCCTCCAACGTAAGATACTAAGAAATCGTTGAAATCTCTTGGGATTTCATCGAATGCACTGTATCCAAGTTGTAAAGCATTCCAAGAATCAACAAATTCTTGTTTACATAGTGATAAGTTCACTTGTAGTTCTTTTGGTTGTAGTATTCTCTCTTCGATAGATACTGAACCACTTGTTACGAAATCACAAGAAGCATCTTGTACGATTCCAGAAACGTCTACCTTTTGAATCACCTCCTTAAACTTAACGTTAGGCTTGATAGTTACCAATTGGTTATCAAGAGTTCTAGCAGATAGCAATGCTGCAGCGATATAATCAGCAGCCGCTTCACCAGCGTAAGTAGAGTTGTTGATTACAGGTTGACCTGTTGTAAAATTTTGTAATTTTCTCATTTTTTCTCTCTCTTTTTTAATTATCTATACATTTTTGACAATACCGTATTGTGAGAATTTGGTATCTTGTATGTATTTTTTTTGTTAGTTTTACTGAATTTAGAACTAGCTTCGATAGGAGCTCCATCTAATTTCTTAGATTCCATCTCTTTTTCTTCTTCTATTTCTGCTTCAATTTTGATTTCTTCCTCTTTGATTTCTTCGAAATACTTTGTAAGTTCTTCAATTCTTTCTTTCATTTCTTCAATCTTAGATTCAGCTTCTTCCATTTTTTCAGCAAGTTTACCTAAATCAACGATTTCAGCGTCTTTATCAACAACCTCCTCGTCTATTAGTTCTTCTTCCTTCTTTTCATCTTCTAAAGCAATCTGCTCATCAGATGATTTTGCTGTTCCAGCTTCTGGTAGTTTCTCTACTTTAACTGTTTCAACATCAGCCATTTCTTCTTCTTTCTTCTCGCCTTCTTCAAGTTCAACGTTTTCTCTTTCTGATATGTGACCATCCTTTACAAAGATTTTGAACAACACAGACTCACCTTCAGCACCGGTAAGTTCTAATTCGTGTTCACCATCTGGTGCAGGGGATTTAGACCCATCTTCAGAAACGATTTCAACTGTTTCACCCACATCGAAAGTTGGAGATTCTAAAAGAGTACCATCGGCTAGTTTTGCGTATGCAAGTTTAATGGCTTCATCATTTTTCAATGATAGAAGAGTCATAACCTTGCTAAGTACTGTGTTTGAATTCATAGTTTCTCTCTCTTTTTTTAGTGATACGTCATATATAACATCGTATATATAACACTTCTGGTTAAATTTATAGTAATTTTTATTTTATGGTTTATTAAGTTCTTGTTTGATATATTGGTACACCTGCATTTAATACAGAACCTGAGGTGATACTACCAGATGAATCTCTAATAGTTTTAACCTGTGGTAATGATGTATCTGAGTAATCTTCATTACCTAAGTTTGGAAATGCAAACTTACCATTTAATTGGTCTGTTAATGTAGCACCAGTTGTTTGTTCTTTCTGGTCCTCGTGTAATCTATAAAGTAATTGTGGTCTCTTTGATAATACATCTGTTGGTGAACCCCATGGTTGTGAGGTTATAGTGTTTAGTTCATCTTGTGTTAACGATGATGTGTAATATGCTGTTTCTCCAAATGAACCACTTCCTGCAGCACCTCCTGATATCTTATCATCATATAGAAACGTAGTTTTGTTACCACCACTATTAGCAATATCATTACACCATTGGTTAGTTCCTTGATTACTTCCATTTCTGTTTTCGTGTACTGCAGGAACTGTAACACCATCTATTGATGCTCTCCATACATCTGAATGGTCATATGCAATTGCAATAGTAAATGGTTTATGGTCTGCATCATTAGGGTCCCATTGATATATAGAACCACTATTAATCAATACTAAACCATCGTTGTTAC